CTCGTCTCGTCACATACAACACCGTCTGGGGAAGCACCTACTGGCAATGTTTTATGCGGAATACAACCATAATTTGTATTGACTTTTGTACTATTTTTGTACTCATATAACATAACACTTAATGGTTCATATTTGATCCCCCAGTTTCGTGGATTCAATGCCAATAAGTCTTGATTATCTACTTTACGAATGTCAATACTCTTACATTTCTCATAAATCAGACTATTATACTGTGATTCAGTCGAGAATAATTTCCAAATATTACTAGCACTGAATAGATTGTTTCGTATAATAAACCAATCCATTGTACGTTGTTTCTGGACGGGTGCACTATTTACAGCAGCTATTATTTTTTTTAAATCTTTTTTTTCCATCTGAAAAGGTATATACGGACTGTTTTCACGTAAAGGAATTAACCCGAATTCAAATACCTCAATACAACGAGATCGGATAAGTTCTTCTAAGCGATCTTCTTCTCCCGGCACATACCATCCTTCTAATTTTGCCAATTCAATTACAAATGTAGAAATATGGTCTACAAATACATCCAAATATTTTTTTTTTGAAAAGATTAATGCGTGATCGTCAATGTACTCTTCTATAATTTCTGTTATTGAATCCATTATTTCGCTTTGTATTTCGTTCGATAATTCATCCATATTATTTTTGTATATCGATGAATGCGTTTATATGTGTTAAACCGATTTGTTTATAGAGAAACAAGTTCAAACTCTTCAATTTTCAGAGGATTTCTTTTCTTCGATCGAGATTCTTTGTTTTTCACTGGTTCTCTTCGGTGTTAACGATTTTAATGTGGATACATGTTTTGGATCCGTTCTTAACGTAAACTTTCTAGATATCGAATTAAACGATAGTCCAGGTACTTCTACCACTTCTTGTGTATTTTTATCATACACCACATCTTTCGCCTTTTGCAATTTCTTTTTTTCCAAAGCATCGACAAAAAAATGCTTTAATTGTTTGATTTCTTTTGCAGAATATTTATGTTCTTTCCCGTATTTTTCAGAGTAATAATGTAACTTTTGTAATTTCAGTGTTTTATTAAGCTTATTCCAAGTTTCTTTTTTATTTTGGTTATTTTCATTATCCAATATATCGTCAATATTTAGTGGTAGGTTTTCATTTCCAGATTCAGTCGCATTTATTTCCATACTTATACTTTATATTGATTATACGAAATTAGTTTTTATATAATTTATCAGTAAACAATAATATAGAAAACATCAAACCCTATATCATGGAAATAGTACAACACGTATTGCAGGATCTAATCGACGAGACCGCCAATAGGGAAGGAACGAAAACTATTTTTATTGGAAATACGATGGATACGAAACGTAAGAAAAATGAGAAAAAGCAGAAACCACCCAAACCGCCGTCGAATCGTGTAATTACAAAAGAAAAAAAATGGATCCAAGAAATAAATGACAACGACACAAAAATAGAAACACAAGATCAGCTTTTACATAATATAGAAGACCTCTCTAAAAAACAAACGATTATATTGAGAGAAATCAAAAATAAGATAAGGGGATATAAACAACAAGATGTGGAAAAACAAAAATATAATCAATCCCAATTCGTTCCATTAGATTTTGTGGTAAATTTATTACAACAAGATTCTAAATGCTATTATTGTAGAAACCCCACAAAAATATTATATAGTCAGTCGAGAGACCCTTCTCAATGGACTTTAGAACGAATAGACAATACAAAAGGACACAATTGTGATAATGTAAAGATATGTTGTCTATCTTGCAATATAAAACGTCGTACAATGTATCACGAGAAATATCTATTTACAAAACAATTGATATTAAAAAAAGATAAATAAATGATACTCTAATTCTTATAGAAGATACATAAAATGAACGATCAAGCTATCTTACAAAAACTTCATTCCTTTTATAAAAACAACCGTACTCCGCATACAATATTTTACGGTTCTGTATTGTCAAATAAAACGGAAGTTATGATTGCATTTTTGAAAAAAATTTATCCTACAGAGAAATTGTTGAATGAGAATGCAATGTTTGTGAATTGCGCGCATGGCAAAGGCATTCGATTTATACGAGATGAAATACGTTTTTTTGCCAAAACAAACGTCCAGCCACGCGTTCAATTTAAAAGTGTCGTACTTTTAAATGCCGATCATTTGACTACTGACGCCCAATCTGCTCTTCGTCGATGTATAGAACAATTTAGTAATCATACGCGTTTTTTCATTGTCGTAGAAAATAAGAATCGTTTGTTAACGCCGATTTTATCTCGTTTTTGTTTGATTCATATTCCAGATACAAAAAAGAATGAAAATGATGAGAATAACATAGATCGTATTCGTCCGTATTTGGAACAATATAAAGAAAATCTCAAAAACGTTTCTTCTTCCGATATTGCGAAAACATGCGCTACATTATATGATGAAGCATTGTGTACGGGTGATATAATACAATGGCTTCATCAACAAGATACATGGAGTGAGTTAGATAAAGCAAATGTAAGTTTTTATTATACGAAAATCAGATCTGAATTTCGCTCAGAAAAGCTTCTTATGTTAGTAATTTTATGCTGTATATGTAAGTTTCCAGATATTAATATTAACGAAATGTGTTTTATGTGATAGATCTAAAATAGACTTAAAGAACACAAGATATTAATGGTATATTAATGGACGATTTTGTCGTATCAAATTTACATGAATCTAAAAATGAGTGGTGTGGGCGTTTAGTCTCTTTATTAACGCCGTTGATTACAGAGGGAATGCATTCTATTTTTAACGAAGCTTGGAAGATGTGTGAAGAAAACAACGAATTGTCAAAATATCTTATGACTTTTCAAAATTTACTAGCACGTATTCCGAAATGGAACAATGATATTATTGAGGAAGAATGTAGACGTATAATAGAGAAAAGTGGTTGTAACTATTTAGAAGATTTGATTACGTGCGTCCATATTATTCAACTTAAAATATTAACCTGTATACGTGTTGGAAACAAACAAAAAAAAATCGACATTTCTATTCCGAAACTAAACCACTTTATTCATCGTACATACATTCATATTGCTCGTAAAATTTATACCAATGTTTACTTGTTTGAAAAACAGATTGGAGATTTACAAGTGCAAAAAAATAGACGCGAATTAGAAATTATGACACAAGAATGCATATTAGTAACAATACGTGAAAGTATACCTACAGAAGCGATTATTAAAGCATACATGGATGAATCGATTGAGGACGAAGAAGAAGTTATCGTAGAACCAATTCCAGAAAATGAAGAAGAAACCAAAGAAGAGGAAAAACAACACGATACAAATAACGTAGTAGAACTACCACCAGAAGAAGTTGCGCCTACGTTGTCTGTAGAAGATTTAGATACAGAAAAGGTTGTAACACGTTTAACATTCAATGACACCGATAGTGTATCTGATGGTACAACTGTAAATGCACCGAAATCAATCGAACGTTTAGAAGAAATTAGTGAAATGCGAAACGAACAAAGAAAAATAGAAGAAATGGAAGATGACGACGAAGATTTAGGTAAAATTCAAATCCATATGGACGATAATGTAAATCTAGACAATGTATTTGATTTAGATGAAAAGCCGGCAACAACGGAAAGTCATAGAGACATAATAATTCCTTTAGACGATGTAGAAGATCTTTAAATACGTTCTGTTTAGAGAAAAAATTTCAACATTTAAATATAGATTTGTAATATTACTATGGAAAAAGTATTGTTGATCTCAATTATTATAACTGCTATTTTTGGTTTATTGAAATTTATAGAAATGAAATATATCGATCGACATTTGAAACCTCTCAAAGAAATCATTCGTGATATATTTATGGTATTTTTAGCATCTTTTGGTTCCCTTTTTGTTTTGCTGAATTATCAACATAAGTTAGATGATTTTCTTTCAGTTGTTACAAATACTGCAATGATTAAGCCAGATACAACACAAGTGTTTACTGGAATTCCCGATTTTTAAATAAAATCAAATAAAATATAATTTATATAGTTGATATATACATTATGAGTGAAGAAAAACAAACAATCGCTGAACCTAAGGTAGAAAACCCGATTGTAGAAACCAAAGAAGAGAAACCGGTTTCGATGCCAACAGACGCCCCAAAAGAAGACAAGGCAACAGAAGAAGCACCAAAAGAAGAAGATAAGATTTTAGAAAAACCGAAGGAAGAAATGAATCTACTTGAAGTGGTTACCCATTATCTAGGAACAGAGAAAACTGAAATTCCGCTAACTCCTCAAATTGAAAAACTAATGAAGAGACTCCCTGTAGTGGAAAAAGAACATTTAGAAAATGTAGAAGGGTTTTTCAACGAAATTATGGAAGATAAAAAAATAAATATGAAAGATCTCCCTCATTTGATGGGACTTCTTCAAGAATTGTTTGTATTATATGATTCTTTCATATTCAAAGCATCTGCAAAAGACGTCAGTACGATTATTAAGACTCTTATTCAATTACTTATACTATATAAACTCGAAACTGGCGATAAGCTTACAAAAGAACAAAAAGAAGGACTTATTCAGTCTCTCGATACCATTTTAGAATTATGTATTCAGATGATTGACTTGAAAGACACTCAAAAGGCCTGGAAAAAGGTTCTGAAATTTTTACCTTGCAAATAATATGACAGTACCATAAATAATTATATTTACTCGACAATAAATACAATTATTACCACTTATTTTTCTTCACAGTGATCTGACTTCCCGCATTTCTCTTCTTTCCTTTACTCGGGTCATATGCTTCGTCTTCATCATCAGACCCCATATCTCTCGAAATATCCCAAAATTCCTTTGAACCCAAACGAAAAGATGGATGGTTCTCTGCTTTATACCAAAAAATTTGGTCTTGTAATTTGTTTGATTTTGAATTATTATTAATAACAAGACATTCATAATTTTCAGTAGTCTGGTCCATAACACTGCTAAATGATTCTAATGTTGGAAACATACTTGCGAAATTTTCCCAAATACGTTTTCGATTTGTTAAATATGGTTCTCTCAATATAAATACGTAATCAATATTTGTTCGAAGGGTTGGTGGAATTCCTAAAGGATATTGCATCGTGATTATCAACATGACTTTCCAATGACGACCATTCATAAATAATAATCTCATAAGTTTATCACGAGACCATGAATTATCATATAAACAATCATCTAAAATAACAAATGTTCGTGGATCGATCATT